GCACCCACAGCGACAACGACGCACCGTTCGGTGGGTCGCCGTCGATGCTGGTCAGCGAGTCGAAGTCCTGGACCGTATCGATGTAGGTGCCGTCGTCATACAGCGCCGCCTCGACATCGGCCGTCAGACGGCAGTCGTAGACGTAACCCAGGTCAGACGGTGCAGCAAAGCTGTAGGTCGCCGTCAGCGTCGAACCACCGAACTTGTCCACCTCGCCGAGCAACGCATCAACGTCCGGCACATCGTCGAAATACCCGGCACCGGTCATTTTCAGCACGCCGTCTGCGGCCGACGCATTGACCACTGTGCCAGGAAAAGCCGGCGATTCGGTGATGATCAGCGCTACGTTGGCCGGCAGCGGCACCTGAGCATCCGACCAGACCTCGGTGATAGGACCGCCGATGCCTGAAGAGTCGACCGCCCGCGCCAGGTACTTGCCGGGCAGCAAGGCCACCACCGAAGACGTCGAGCGACCCGCCACCTCGGTCAACGGCAACGCCGTGTCCCAAGTCGCCGAGACATTGCGCGAGTGCCGGATGTTGATGCTGCCACCGAGCTTCACGTCCAGTTCTGGCACTGGCTCCCAGGCCAGCGTGGCCACGCTGTTGATCACATTCAGCCGCAAGCCAATCAGCTCCGACGGCGGCGCCAAAAGCGCCTGCGCGCTGTAGGTTTGGATGGTTGCAGGCCCGGCAAGTCCGAGTACTGATTTCGGTGTCACCCTTACGGACCATACGCCAGACGATGCCGAGTCAAAATCGATCGTTGGCGTCGAGGTTTCCGCCACGTAATCCCAGTTTCCGCCGGGCTTTAAAACCTCAATCTGGTAGCGCATCGCGCGCGCTGACGGCGTCCAACTTTCCGACAGGCGAGCCGCAGCCAATCCGCTACCGGTGTCGTACAGTGATTCCAGGAACGTCAGTTGCCCGACAGCATCAGGCTTGCCGAGGTTGACGATACTGGTCGGGTTATCGACGTCTGGTGTACCGAAATCGACTTCATCGAATTTGTCCGGGTCAAACGCTACGCTGCTAATCGCATAGGTGCCGTCGTCTCCCTCGCTGATGCCGATGACTCGGAATTTCTGCGTCTCCAGCGCCTGAGTCGAGAACACCCATGGCGCCGTAGCCAAAGGTGCAGATGCCAATGGAGGGGACACCGCGATCGAAGTCGCGCCCGCCGTAACCGTGGCGTTTGCGTACGAGCCATCCGCCATGACTACACCGACTACGCCCGTACCGGCGAGGCCGATGGGCGCATCCAGCAACAGGTTTGACGCCGTACTGCCAGCCAAAAGCCGGCCACCATTGCGAGCGCCGGCTCTGTTCGCATCCGTAATATCAATGATGTCGCCCGGCAGCGGAATTGCGCCATCTGCACCGACGGCGAACGTTACCGCCTCGCTTTCCGCATAAAGCAGCCAGCGGCCCAACCGACGAGCCTGTCCCCGCGAGGTGCAGCCAATGGCCACAACGTCGCTCTGCTGAATCCGGTTCCACTTCGCTATCAAATCAGGCCGCTCAACAATCTCGACGGACTGCTTGTATTGCTGAGTGGGATCATTCCAGGTAACGGCCGCTACGTTGTAACGCTGATCGGAGGCCACCGACTGGTAATTGAAGTCGCCGCCAACCACATTTGAGTTGTTGAATAAATATCAGCTGGAGCGCGGCGCATCCTGCACAGCGGTCAGCGTCCCCCGGCCCAGAAGCAAATGGCCCGGAACACCGACACCATGTCGTTGATCAGCTTCCAGGCATCCTGCTGGGTGGTGAGTGCCAAGTTGCAGGTGAAGCGCGGCTCCATGCCGCCGTATCCATCAGGCACCAAGACGTCGCAATACTGGGCAATGCTGTACAGAGCGTATTTGTCGACCAGCGCCGAGTCCAAAAGGCCGCCCAGACCATAGCGGGTGTTGGTCAGCATGTCGTACCAAACCCAGGCCGGGTTGTCGGTCCAGGCGCGCTTGAAACTGCCGTCCCATGATCCAGCATAGGTGCGGGTGAACGGGTCGTAATTCTTGGGGACCAGCACGACCAGGCCGTGGACCATGAATGAGACGCGCGGGATGCTGGAGAATTGTTGGGCATCGATACTGATGCCGCAGAGCGCGGTGTTCGGATAACCTACACGCCGAAGCCGGTTGCGAATGCCCATGATCTGGTATCGATGGAGATTGCAGGATGAGCCGATTCAACTTTTGTGACTGCCCTGCGGGCTTCGAGGCGGACCCCGAGCGCCATGCTCCAGACTGCCCTGGAAGATCAGGGGTAGGAAAGGCACCGACGCCAGTGCCAGCTGCCCATAAGGCACCTATCGCACCCGTGTTCGAACCGAACTACTCCCGCATGTTTCTGGCTGCAGTTGAATGCCTGGCCGCGATCGATAAAGCCTTGGGCATCTCGGAAGCGACGCATATTGTCGGTGGTGCTGGCCCAGCTCTCTCTGAAATCCAGAATCTGAAAGTGCAAAAACAGCGCGCCACTGCCGAGCGTGACACCCTGCAGCTGCGCCTGAACGCAGCGGATCAGCGGATTGATGAGTTGGTTAGCGCTGTGCGGTCGATCAACCACGGCAAGCGCCACGAGGTGTTTGTGCCTGGAGACGATGAGCCGCAGTACAGGCAGCGCAAGAAGTGGGTCGACTGGGTGTTGAGCCTTTGCGATGAAGCGTCTACCGCTCAGCCAGAACAACACCAACCTGAGCCGATTGACGACTGGCACATGAACCCGTGCAAGCAAGGGCACCGCGATGTAGGTGCGGCCGGCGGCGTTGCGCACTGCTACCAGTGCGACGAGAAGATCGAAGCAGCCACCACGCAAGAAGCCTTCGAACGCTGTAACGCAACACACCCTCAGCAATAACTCCCCTCCCCCTTCAAAGTCAGCCGCTATAGCGGCAAGGGCAGGTCCTACCATTTTGAGCAAGCGAAGGAATTGACGCACTACCTTTACTTTTGCTTGGTCCTGTAGGTCGGGCGGTACTCGGTGTAATACACGGTGTCGTCTGGAATATCTTTGTTCACGAACGCCTGGGCGCCAATCGTCACATTATTGCCAATGTTGATTTCACCCACGATGCAGACGTTTTCGCCGATCTCTACGTTGTCGCCGATACGCACGTGACCTTGGGTATAGTCCTTCGAACCAATAGTTGTGTTTTGGCGAAGGCGGAGGTTTCTGCCAATTATTGCTCGATGGGTAATCACTATGCCGATGCGATGTGAGAAGCAGATGCCAGGTCCAATCTGTGCCGACAAACCGATGTCAATATTGTGCTCTCGGATCAGCTTGCGGTTAATCCGCTTCCCCCACTTCTTATAGTTCCAGAACCCACGAGGCTTATTATGCAGGTACTGGGCAATCCTGAACCAGAAAACGTAATGGTACCGCTCCTTGGCCCAGACTCTGTTGATGAGGGTGCTCATTTTTACGCTGCCGTCCTCCTTGGTAGCAATTTCCTCCCTCAGGTAAGCGCACAGCTCTTTGAAATCCCTCATTTATCTTTTCCGCAGTAATGGTCAATTGTGACGGCGTGAATCGCGCGGAAGATTATGTCAGGGCTGAAATGCCATCGATACAGCTCGTACGCATTTGATAGTTCTTAAGTCTCCAGAAAGTAATTTGAGCTTTGGGAGCTGGCAGAACCCATAAGCTCGAAGCCATCCTGAAGCGCATAAGCACCAAATACACCCACTAGCTCCATCCCCCTTCAAAGTCAGCCGCTATAGCGGTATGGCGGCGCTATGCAGAATCCTAGGCATCTAACGTCGCTTAGGCTCGTACATGCAGAACCAAGCGAATACAGCAATACAGATCATCACCTGCAGCAGATCGATAAAGTCGTTCATAGGCACACTTCTCCTTTCTGTTCGCTAAAACTCTGCTCATGTCATCAGGGTAGACGATGGATGGCTAAGTGACATCCCTCAGCTGGATTACACGCAGCTGGGGAAAACTGCCTTTAAGACAACTCTGAATCCACCATATTGAACGGCCTGCCGGTGAACGGCGGGCGAGGAATTCGCATGTCTGAGAAAACTGTTAAAGCCATCATGGATCAAGCCCAGGTATTCGCCAGTAGTTGGTCAATGGTTGGCGGCCCGTTCGCCGCCGACGACCAGCTCGAGCGAGCAGAAGAAGAAAAGGCGGAGCTGAAGAAGCTGATCACCGGCGCGCTGGAGGGATCGGTCAGTGCTCCCCAGGACGTCGGCGAAATGATCGAGTCGTTACTGGCGTGGCACAAGCGACAGGCCGACCAGCTGGAAATGATCAGCGAGAACGCAAAGGAAGGCGTGACTCTTCAGCTCGGCACTGATGACCCTGTCGAGATTGTTCTCACAAAAGACATGGCGAAGGGGCTGCGCATCGGCCTTGTCCTGGCTCTGGAGCGCCTGGGCAAGCTCCCTATCAGCGTCAGCCATGACGCTGAAGACGACTCCGATTTCGACGACGAATAACCCCATCCCCACCTTCTGCCGCCACGCGCGGCATGGAGACAGCTATGTCATCAAAAGAACCAGCGACCCTCAACGCCCCTTCTGCGTTGCTAGTGGATAAGGTTTTTGAAGCGCGTCTTGCCGAGTTGATCGGCACCACTTCCAAAGCACTCGAACACAAGCGTCTGGCCGGCATAATCC